CCTGTATGTAAAGGTGTACAGAGTAGTTGCCCCGGACGCATCTTTGGAAAATACCATTTGACATCTTGATAGACATCAATGATATCTATGTCTAAAAATTCTGGTCTAAATCCGCTGATAGGGTTAAAACAGAATGTCTTGAATCCTCGATCATTAAGACTGGTCAATGGTAGTATCTCCATATCTGGTCCTTCTGGATCTCCAACAATAGTACACCAGTCTAACGGCATAGTAAGTTCGTGTTCACCTACTTTTAATACCACCGCAGGACCCGTAAAACTTTCTAAAAATATCAGTGGGATGAAAAAATAGTCGGGATTACTGCTATCCGAATTGTCTAGTACAGCAAATCTTAAATCATCATCAATTTCCTCAGGGAGGTCATTGAGATAAAAAACTTTGTCTTCTAATGTAAGTATCTGAATGCTATTCTCCTAATAAATAAAGTTGCCGATCGCGATACTTGCAATATCCATCGGCTCTAACAGTTAAAGAAGAACTATCAGCCATGTATTTACAAAACAAGTATACTAATGTTTATAATAACATTATCACTAGAGCAAAGTCAAGAGATTTGCCAAAAGAAATTAAAGGTTTAATACTTTACCTTTTTAATCGTGAACGGGTATTTTGCTTCGGCATAGAACTTCTTCCTCTCTGCCAGATGCCGTTTGGCATACTTTGTCGACGCTGTGAAATCCCAGATCTGTACGAAGTCCTTGTCGTCGGCTTTTCTAATGCCCCGCCCAATGCTTTGTATAACTCTAGTAAAGCTCTTTCCGGATTCCAACATAACCAAATTAAAAATCCTAGGGATATTAATACCCACAGCGGCCACACCGTAAGTCGCCACAATAATCTTGTTATCAACAATTTTAACTTCATCGTATTCTTCTTTCCTATCTTTAGTTTTTACTTTGCCGGAAATAAACACACTATCAGGTAAGTTCTCTTTTAAGAAATCACCACTTTCGATTCTATCCACTAACACCAATGTATTGCCACTTTCCGATATAGTATTAATTAGGCTAGCAATATAAGTCATCCTAGTTTTATCAGTGACTAGGTATTTTAACTCTTCTGGGTATCCACTAAACTCTTTCCACTCAGCTGTTTGAATTATGTTTACGTGACAATCGCTGAGAATGCCTTTTTCTTGTAATTCATGTGCTTTGACTCTGTGAACAACTTCGCCTAAACTTGCCCGTAAACTTTGAAATTCGTGGTCTGCTTTTGGTACAGTTCCAGTCAATCCCCAACGAATTGGAGTGTTGGCTAAATTACGTGTTAATAAATTTTTAAGAACTTCGGCCTTGGCCATATGTACCTCATCGACCATAACACATTGTACACCGTCTAACAATTCTGCCAAGGTTAATAGTTCTGGATCATAGTCAAATTCCTTGGATTTTTTATCTAAAATATTCAAACTTTGCCAGGTACAAATTGTATGAGTTTTATCAAGATCTTTTCTGTCACCATAATAAACTCCGACATCTAATCTGCAGTTAATAAAGTCTTCTTCAGTTTGTTCCACTAGACTTTTGTTAGGAACGATGGTTATGGTTCGACCATATTTTTCACAGATTTTTGCCAAAGTTGCGGTGGTAATTGTCTTGCCAAATCCTGTGGCAATTTCTTGAATACACTGAGGATTTTCTAAGAACTTGTTGATAACTTCAACTTGGTCATCACGCAGTCTAATTTTTTCTCCAGCAAAACGATGTCCTTCTGGCCAGGTATTTTCACCCCAAAAATCCTCAGAAATTTCGGTGAATTGTAAGGACTCACTTGTACGAAGATCCTCGAGTTCTATATAGAAGTTTTTACTTTCTAAATATTCAAGTACCTGTGGTAACATAGAAAGATACGTTGTTCCGCCAAGACCGAAAAAACTCACCGTACCGTCCCATCGACCTAATTTATAGGCTGGACGATACCTGGCTGTAGGGTCTTCGTATTTGAATTTTTTAACCAAAGCCTTACGTGTATCAAGATCGAGATTTTCAATCTTAATATTGACTTCGTCTTTGATAATAATTTTACATGAAGACAAGTTTCAAATTCCTTTTTTCTTTTGGACCAGAATAAAATATCACATTTTCATGATATTTTACAAAATCTCGCATTGTATAATGCACGTTGTCAAAACCTAGATTAATAATTGCGTGAAATTTAATTTTAGATTTTAACACAGGCTTGGGTAATTTGCTACTGATAAAAACAATTTGTGTGTCATTTTTTATGGGTGTGTTCAAACCATTATTTTTCACAAAATTATTGAAATTTACGTTGCTTTCTGTGGGTAAGCGAAACATAACACTCATCTGATGATTTTCAATTCCAATTGATCTTAAAAATTCATGTGCCATGATTAATTTTTCTAATTCGCTACCACCTGGAATCACAAACAAACAAGGACCCATGAATTTTATGATATTTTCCAATGAAGAAAAACCATGAATTTCACTGTCTATGCTGAATTTTTCACCAGGTTCAGATTTTAGAAATTCTCTAGTGATTTCATCCACCTCATCACTGTCAAGAAAATTGCTAATTGTATTATCCCATGTATCAATGCCTTTTCTTCGAGCTTCAAAAATGGCAGGTAAAATTTCAGTGCTGGTCAAAAGTGGTAAATTTTTGTCAAAATTGATAATTTTTGGTATTTTATCCTCAATGACTAACATAGGTATATGATGTTCCATGTTAGACATTATTTCTTTTGCCTGCGAAAATAAATCAGCCAACTCATCATCGATTTCAAAATTTTCTTCAATGGCAAAATTCATCAAAAATTTCAAATTTGTCTCAGTTAGTGAAAAAATCCAAGATTTTAGGTCTTTGCTCCATGTCCTATAATCAACACCACCTGACTGTTCCTTGATTCGTGTGACATAGGCTTCATTGTAGGGAAAAACTACAGAAATAACTCTCCCGTATAAAATATGATCCGTAATGGACATTTTTTTAGAAGTATTAATTGTACGAATTGGTAACTTGTAGACAGGATTTTCTAAAAAATTAGAAATATCTGATCCCAACGATAGTGATAATTTTGTTGAGTACTTTTTTAGGATTTTTACAGCCAACACTGATTGCTTTTCTGTAAATCCTACACCTAAAGAAATTTGTAGATCAAAGTCCGTGATAATTTTATCATCCCACATATTGAATTTTATGGGATTTACTGTTCTAGAGGCTGTAATTAAGTCTTCGATGTATATCATACATTTATTATACACTCATAGTGTAATATCTTCAAGTCCTGCCGCTCGTAGTTTGATAATGTTACTTAACTGCCACTGTTTAATATCCAAGGCTTTGATAATGCCAAGCCATTGATTACGAAGCATGGCAAATTCGTTGATAATTTTTTCCATATCAACCACATCTGCTTCACCTTCAACATATTTTTCGCAGTCTCGACTACTTAAAGCACGTTGATAATTCTCCAAATATTTTTTGAAGGCTTTGGATTTTACTCGTCTGAGTTCGATGTTGAGATATTCGAGTATAGCTTCAATTTCCTGTAATTGATTAAATCGTTGTTCTACAATACCAGGCAGAGAAGCCGAGGCCTTCTCCACATTACCGTGGATTTTAACCTCTTTTCTGGCTTCTTCTATCTGAGTGTAAAAATGATCTAAACAACTAGGAAGGTGTGCTATGTCTTTGCTGACTTTTGCATACCAGGACATTGTTTAGTCCTCATTTTCATCGTAGGACCAATCGTCTTCTTCGTCTTCTTCAGATTCTTCTTCACCACTGACAATAATGTCAATTGCATCATCTAGGTATGTATCATATCCGACAAGTGCTTTTAGTGTTGCAGAGTCTACATCTTTTCCAAGTAGGAAATCAACAAAGTGATTGGCCGCAGTTTCCTTATTTTTATCAGAGATATATTCCTTGAATACATCCCATACTTCAATGATTAGATCTTCTTCCATTATACTTCCTCTGTATCTTCTTCTGTTACAGGTGCTACACTTGTTTCACCATGTGTGGCGATTTCCGCCATCATAATAGTTAGTCCATCTTTCTCATTTTTCTCCCACGCCTTGCGGAATTGTTTGATAACTTCACCATCGGCTGTTGTGTAAACAAGACTATTGCCTTCTTTCTTCAACATACCTTTGGCTTCAAATAAATCAACCAACCCACTGTATGGGCTCATACCAGTTGAATATGGAATCTCAACTTGTACACTTTCAAACGGTTTAGCGTAGCGTGTTTTCATAATCTTACACGCTGAACGGATACCATTTACAGTTGTAGTTTTGTTACCATCTGCATCTGTTTTTAGCTTCAACTTACGCATAGCAACTACAATACTTGATGCATAAATGAATCCTTGACCACCACTGATTTTGTCATCTGGGTCAAACATATCTTGTGAAGCATATGTGTGATTTGTACAAACCATACCAACATTCCACGAACCAAACATGTTTACACAGTTACGAACAAGTGATGTAAGTGCTTTAGGTTTACGGCCCATATCACCTTTCATTTCGCCTGCTTCAAACTGATTTACATCAGTAGGAGTAAGCAACATGCCCAGTGAATCGATTACAAACAAAATCTTTGGACGAGTTTCCTCAGGCATTAGTTTGTACTCTTTCATGAATTCTGAAATAGTTTTTGCCACATCATCAATCATAGCCATGTTAAGTTTTAACAACTTTTCATCACTAGTATCAACGCCTAGGTCTTTTAACCATTTCTCATCAAGTGCGTTTTCTGAGTCAACCAGAATAACAAATATACCCTGTTCCTGTGCATGACGGATAATATTTCCGGAGCAGATATATGATTTACCTGCACCAGATTCTCCGGCAAATACAGTTACCTTGCCCAGTGGAACTCCATGATTGAAGTTACCACTGATCAAAAAATTCAAAGCGTAATTGCCCGTTGATATCCAATCTGTAGGATCGTTAAATCCTATTCCTAATCCATCAATACTTTTAGTGATAGATTTTCTAAATTTACTAATATCAAATGATTTTGCCATTTTATTCCTTTTTTAATTTACAACAGATATCCATCATCTGGATTACA